ATTGTTCATACTGCTATCGTTGGTGGCAGCAGACTTCGATCAGAGACCAGTTCGATGTTGGAACAGAATCTGTTGATGCATTACAACTTGATGGCAAACAGGGAGCGTTTCTCTCGCTTCATCGGATTTGGCTCAGGTGCGGACATCTTTGCTCCCGAGACTCCCTATGGTCTAAGCAAAAGAGTAATAGCAAACTCAATCAGGGAGACTCCCGATTGGCATAACATCAGAATCTTTGGTGTGTTTGATGAGAACGAATTGTCAACGCGATTCATCAAAGCAAGCATACTCCGCTACCTCAACAAAGAACCAATGCAGATTCATACAGACAGGATCATGGACTTCTTCTACATGAAGGACTTGGTCTCTGTGGTAGATAAGTACTTGACGGAGAAAGACCCACCCAAGGAAGTGAATTGCTCTTACAGAGACAAGCACACCCTTTCTGAGATCGCGTCACAGATCAACGAACTGGGACACCATAGGGTGGGAATAAACATAGAGCAAGCAGGGATGTCTTTCTATAGTGGGAAGCCACTTGAAATGGATGTTCCCTTAATCGGCTTCTCCAAAGGGCTTTTCGATACATTCCAAATTCTTTCCGACAAAGGAACTACAGTATGAAAATTCACATCAACTATGCCCATGGGAAATACCTAAAGTCTCAAGAACATTGCTGCAAGACCGCCTTGGAGATCGGCGGGTGTGACACCTCCATCCCATACGGACTGAAAGACTTGGATGCAGACTTCGTCAGTCGAAATGCCTACACGCTTTCCCAACCAAGAGGTGCGGGATACTGGGTATGGAAGCCATACTTGATACACAAGACTATGCAATCTATGGGCCCAAACGATTGGCTCATGTACACCGATTCGGGAATGTACTTCGTTCGAAACCCATGGCTGTGGGTGGAGTCGGTTCTTGATGAAATAGGAGAGAAGGGGATCATTACCTTCTGCTCGGGATGGACAAACAAGCAGTATTGCAAGAGAGATGCTTTCGTTCTCATGGGATTGGATGAGCCGAAATACACGGATGCCGAACATCGAATGGCTAGTGTCTTTGTCTGCCGCAAGACCCCATTCTCATTAGCGTTTGTGGAGGAGTGGTTGAAGTACGCACAGGATCCGAGGATCATCTCAGACTTGCCTAACACACAGGGGTTGCCGAACTATCCCGAATTCAAGGATCATAGGCATGACCAAAGCATTATGAGTTTGCTTGGGATCAAGCATGACACATATCTTTGGACAAAGAAAGACATCACGCAATACAGCAATCCTGAAGACCATTGCATCTATCACACAAGGAATCCGAACTGATAAAGTTCACAAGTGGTTGAAACACGGGAAGTAATCCTAAAATCATCGCACACTCTTGCTAAACATGCAGAGACTTCCAAAACTCTGCCTGATACATACTAGAAACCCAAACTGAGGTATACAAAATGAAATCTGCTCTTGTGCTTTTTCAAATCGGAAACAAGGTACTAAACAAAACGACTAACACTTATTACAATCCGTGGGAAAATCACATTTGGACTGCAATTGAACAGGCGCGAAAGTGGTCTCCAAGCACGGAGATCTATGTGATTTTGGATGATGAAAATGTTTATGGCAAGGAAAACTTCGAACGGCTCAATGTTAAATGGGAGAGAATTTCAGATTTAGTTCCTCGGTATGATGCGGAATCTCTCGGATATTGGAGAGACGAAGATCCTTCTTGGACACCAATCGCAAGAGCGCAGTTGATGAAACCCTTCTATATGGAACAGGTCATCAAAAAGCATGATCTGAAGAACATCTTCTCATATGACAACGATGTCATGATCTATTGTGATTTGGGAGAGATGGCAGAGAAGATGACTCGTCTCTACAACAGAATGGCACTTACTGCTGAGAGTGAGACGATGCTCATATGTGCAATGATGTACATCAAAGACTATGCGTCTATGCTGCAAGTAAATGACAAATTTTGGGAATTCATGTGCAATAAAGATGATCAATGGTCATCATACGACATGTACCTTTGGAAAAAAGTACAGGTTTCTTTGGGAGATCCTTACATTGCGATGCTTCCGATTTGGATGGAGGGCGACTATGCAAAGTTTTGGTCATATTTGGGTGGGATCTTCGATCCAATCTCAATCGGTCAGTTGTTGGGCGGATCCTCTAATGGACATCCACCTGGAACGCTTTTCTCAAACCACATCATTGCAAAGATGATGTTGGCAAACAAGGGACGGTGGAATTTTGAAGTCGAGTCGGATAAAGAGGGTAGACGATACTTTGTGATAATCGACAGAAATACAGGTGAAAAAATCAAAGCATTGAGTCTTCATATTCACAGCAAGAATCTGAAAAACTTCAAATCATAAAGACCACACAATGAAATACATGATTACTGGTGGTGCTGGATTTATTGGTTCGCACATGGTGGCATCGCTTATCGGTGGTGGACACACGGTTATTTGTGTGGACAATGAAAGTTCGGAGGGTCACGAATCTTTCAAATGGAACGATCTAGCAGTCAACAAAAACATCGATATCAATGACTTGGAAGTGTCAGACTTCGAAGGAGTCGATGCTGTATTTCACATGGCGGCAGAGGTCAGCATTCCTCGCTGTATTGCAAACCCCATCAAGACATTCAGATCTAATGTAACAGGCACATTCAATCTACTGGACTGTGCGAGAAAGGCGGGGGTCTCTCGCTTTGTGTTCTCATCGACATCCGCAATCTATGGAATGGGCGATGCTTCTTTCGGTTTGTACGGAAGTCAGAATGAGATGGGCAAGACTGACTGCCTCAACATCTATTCAACAAGCAAGTTGATGTGTGAGGAGTTGTGCAAACTCTACAGTAAGCCTTTGGTTACCAATAACGGCGTTCATTACATGGACACCGTTTCTCTGCGTTACTTCAATGTGTACGGAGAAGGACAATCCAACAAAGGTCAGTATTGCCCCGTTGTGGCTGTGTTCAAGCGACAGAAGGCAGAGGGTGTCCCCCTCACAGTAGTCGGAGATGGAATGCAGACACGGGACTACATCCATGTCTCTGACATTGTGTCTGCTAACATCGCTGCTGCGAATTCAATCAAAAAGTTCAACGGCGACATCATCAACATCGGTACGGGGACTTCCCACTCCGTGATTGAGATCGCCAAGGTGATTGCGGGTGACGATGGAACAATTCGATTCCTGCCCCCACGGTCGGGCGAGGCAAGACACACGCTTTGCAACTGGCAAAAAGCAAAAGAACTGTTGGGTTGGTCTCCAAAGGTTTCATTGATGAATTGGTTGATCTGAGGCTTGTATTTCGCTGAAAGTGTGGTACTATGTCCGAATCCATGACGGACAACATCGAACTCATCATTCTTCGCAGCCTTCTTCACCGTCCTGAATTCACACGCCGTGTTCAGCCGTTTCTCAAGCAGGAGTACTTTCACGACCCCTGCGAGAAGCGGCTGTTCAATACGGTGTCTGATTTCATTGAGAAGTATGCTACTGCACCCACCCGCGAAGCCCTGAAGATCATCCTCAATCAGCAGGATGGTCTGTCTCAGGGCGAGTTCGATGAGTGCGTCAAGTTGGTGGAGTGCTTGGAGAAGTCGGGCGAGGAGCCTGATGAGCAATGGCTTGTCGATCAGACTGAGAAGTTCTGCAAGGACAAGGCTGTCTACAACGCTCTCATGGAGTCCGTTGAACTGCTAGACGAGAAGAAGGCGAAGGGTCGCTCAAAGAACGCGATCCCCGAGATCCTGACCAAGGCTCTCAGCGTATCTTTCGATGAGCATATCGGACACGACTTTATCGAAGACGCAGAGAAACGCTATGACTTCTACCACCGCGTGGAGAAGAAGACGGCGTTTGACCTTGATTACTTCAACAAGATCACCAACGGCGGGGTGCCCGACAAGACTCTCAATGTCATTCTAGCGGGTACTGGCGTGGGCAAGTCCCTGTTCATGTGCCACCATGCCGCAAACTGCCTGACCCAAAGCAAGAATGTGCTGTACATCACATGCGAGATGGCTGAGGAGCGAATCGCAGAGCGCATCGATGCCAATCTGATGGACATCACGCTTGACGATCTGAAGAAGTTGCCCATGGAGATCTATGCCAAGCGTCTTGCCAAGGTGACCATGGGCATCACGGGCAAACTCCTGATCAAGGAATACCCAACCGCATCTGCGAATGTCAACCACTTTCGTCACCTGTTGGACGAACTTCGACTGAAGAAGAACTTCAAGCCCGATGTCATCTTCATTGACTATCTCAACATCTGTGCATCCTCCCGCTTCAAGGCAAATGGGAATGTCAACTCGTACACCTATGTGAAGGCGATTGCCGAGGAACTTCGTGGCTTGGCTGTGGAGATTGGTGTTCCTATCTTTACCGCAACGCAGACTAATCGTTCGGGCTTTGGCAACACCGATGTCGAACTCACGGATACATCGGAGTCATTCGGTCTTCCTGCTACCGCAGACTTCATGTTTGCACTCATCGCTACCGAGCAGTTGGACGAGTTGGGACAGGTTATGGTGAAGCAGTTGAAGAATCGCTACAACGATGTGGCGACTAACCGCAAGTTCGTGATCGGGATCGACCGTGCCAAGATGAAGTTGTTTGATGTCGATGAGTCTCAACAGCAGTTGATCCAAGGTAACGGAGCCGAAGATCAAGATGATGAGGATGACGGTCACGCGCACGGGGGCGGGGGCGCGTACAGGCGCACGGGCGGGTACGGGCGCGAGAAACCCGCCATAAAGGGTTGGTCTTAATCTACGGGCGGGTGCCTGATAGTGGTAAAAGGTGGTGACTTATAATCGCCCTCATGCGGGTTCGACTCCCGCCCCGCCTATTCGACATATGCCTAAATAACCGCACAGGAGACTCCCTATGCTGTCATTTAAGCAAATGCTCCCCCTGATGGAGCAAACTGAGCAGAACAAGCACCTAGATCACATCGAAGATCTCATGCTTCTTCGTGGCAGCAGCGGTTTGGATAATGCCATCGCCTTCATGAAGGACATTGTCCAAAGCCTAAAGACAGGCAGCACAACAATGGGAATGTCCACCAAGTGGGACGGCAAGCCTGCTGTCATCTGTGGTATCAATCCCGAGAACAAGAAGTTCTTCGTCGCCATCAAGGGTGTCTTCGGCAAGCAAGTCCAAAAGGTCTTTCATACCGAGCAAGAGATTCGCAAGGGATTCGACATCAAGGACTTGGCTGACAAGTTGGTCGAATGCTTGAAGCATCTTCCAAAGATCGGAATCAAGACGGTGCTACAGGGAGACCTGATGTTCACCGCAGACGGCAAGAAGAACCTCACGATTGGCGGCAAGCCACACATTGGCTTCCAACCAAATACGATTCTTTACACCGTTCCGACTGAGAGCGAGATCGGTAAGCGCATCGCCGCCGCAAAGATCGGAATCACATTCCATACTGAATACTCAGGCAAGACTCTTGCCGATCTGAAGGCAACTACCTTCAATTTCAACGCTAGCAAACTCAAGCAGAATCCCGATGTTTGGTTCACCGATCCAAACATCTACGACCTCACCCCTGCCCTTATGAAGGGTGGAGAAGGCGATATGGCTCTCAGGGGTATTGCCGAGTGCGAAGCCCTAGCGAAGAAGGTAAAGCCCTTCCTGAAGCCGCTGCTTGCCCGTAAAGACCTCATGCCGCTGATGCTTCCCTACATCAACAGCACGATCAATGGTGGTCTGACCAGTTTCAGCGCAAATGGTCTGAAACTGTATGTTAAGACTAAGTTGGAAAAGGAACTAAATAAGTTGAAGACCGAGAAGGGTAGACAGGCGAAGGAAGCCGCCATGAATGACATTCTCGCGTTCATCGATGCATATGAGAGTCAATTCACCGCCATGTTTGAGTTGCACAACAAGATCGCCAAAGTCAAGGAAATGATTCTTGGAAAGATGTATGCGGTATCGGCTCTTGGTCACTTCTTCGTAGATGCTGACGGCATTCGTCCCACAGATCCCGAGGGAATCGTAATCGTTCGCACGGGCACGGCAGTCAAGTTGGTCAATCGTTTGCGCTTCAGCAGACAGAATAGAAAGGTAAACGAGTCGTGAAGAACTTTGCACAGCACATCACGGAAGCACCGAAGAAGGACACGGTTGTCATTGCATTCGGTCGCATGAACCCACCGACAATCGGTCACGGTGTTCTCGTTGACAAGGTTCTTTCTGAGGCATCAAAGCGCAATGCCGATCACTTTATCTTTGCATCCGTATCTCAGGATCCAAAGAAGAACCCGCTGACTCACAAGCAAAAGGTTGAGTATCTGAAGAAGTTCTTCCCGAAGGCGAAGTTCCCCCTGAACAAGGCGGGAGATCCATACTCTGCCGTTCTGCATGTGTGTGATTTGGGCTACAAGAACATCATCATGGTCGCGGGTAGCGATCAGGTCGAAAACTTCAAGAACATCGCCAAGTACAAGGGCAGAACTGCCGAGCGCGATCCTAAGAAGCGCAAGTATTCATTCGATACATTTGAGGTAGTTCAGGCGGGTGAAGCCCGTGATGATGATGCACAGGGCGTTCAGGGAATGTCCGCATCCAAGATGAGAGCGGCAGCATTCGACGGAGACTTCAAGAAGTTCTCTACGGGCATCGCAGGAAACGATGTTGCTATCAAGAAGAAGATGTACAACGATGTCCGCAAGGGCATGAATCTTAAGGAAGAGTATATCTTTGAAGCAAAGGACGGGGAAGACAAGGTTACCATCCTTGCTCTCACATCTTCCGAGAAGGATCTCAGCGACACGATTGAAAAGATGGAAGCCATCTGCAAGCGGCGCAAGATTGAGTTCTATGCCGTAAAGACAAGCAAGGCTCAGGTCGAAATCTCCAATGTCGCCTCCAAGACTATCAAGATCAAGAACTATGACGGCGAGGGCAAGGATGCCGTTGTCAATCCTGCCAACACCGTTGCAATCGTTCGCGGTGGTGTGATGAACAACGAGATCGGTGTTGCGATCATGACAATCCTACAGAACAACGGGGTGTTCATGGTCAACGAGCGCGGGGGAATGGAACTCTGCGCCAACAAGTTGGAGACGGCAATCGCCCTCAAGAAGCATGAGTTGCCGCACCCCCGCACCGCTTTCGTTGCCAACGAGGAGAACATCGAATCTGCCGTAAAGGAAGTCGGCGGCAAGTTCCCCATCATTTGCAAGACACTCACGGGCGCGGAAGGCATCGGCGTTTCCAAGATCGAAAGCATGGAAAGCCTCAAATCCGTGCTACAGACACTATGGAAGTATGGTGCAGAAGTCATCCTTCAGGAGTTCCTGCCAAACTTCAAGAACGATGTCCGTAGCATCGTTCTCAACGGAAAGATCTTTGCGTGTGCCAAGCGCGACAAGGCACCAAAAGACTTCCGCACGAACATCGCCCGTGGTTCAAAGGGCGGGTCTTTCCAACTTTCTGACGAGGAAATAAAGTTGGTGGAGCGGGCCGCAAGGGTTAGTAAGTGCTACTATGTCGGAATCGACCATGTCATTAACGATGGCAAGCCGTACATCATTGAGATGAACGCTAGCCCTGGTAGCGGAAACATCTATTACCGCTACTACGAGGATGGCAAGGGTAAGGACAATGTCAAGGGCGAGGAACTGGTCGAAGACTTTGTTGACTACATCCTCAACAAGGCACATTGGAAACTGTTCTCCAATCTAGCCGTGCGTGAACAAGTGAAGATCGATGGTGTGGAATACACAGCCAAGATCGACACAGGCAACAGCGGCTACAACATGATCCATGCCGAAGACATCAAGGACAATGGTGACCATACTGTCACCTTCAGGCTCCCAAACGGCAAGAAGGTGACAAAACAGATCACTAGCCGCATCACGGTGAAGAGTGGCATCGGTGAAAAGAAGCGTCTTGTGGTTCTCATGGACATTGAGTTCCACGGCAAGAAATACGCGAACATTAAGTTCAGTCTCGGTGATCGCAGCCACATGTCCACGAAGGTTCTGATCGGCTTGCAGTTCCTCAGCAAGACGGGAATGGTCGTGGATCCCGCAGAGGCAATCTATCCACAGCCCGATGTCAACTCCAAGCGCAAGGGCGACGAGGAGGAAGAAGAAGAACTGTCGGAGATGGCAACTAAGGATGCTGCCAAGGCGGTGGTCGAACTCATCAAGACCCCCGCAGTCAGCGCAAAGTTGTTCACACTAGCCAACAAGAAAAAGACACTCCCACCTGAAGAGTTCAAGAAAGAAGTGCAAAAGACCAAGACCGAAATCTTGGTTCAGGCACACAAGGCTACTGTATCGGGGATGACTCTTACTGCGTTTGCTACCGACAACAAGGTGGGCAAGATCATCGTGAAGTTGATGGACAAGTTGTTCGTTAGCGGTGGAGTTGATGTAAGCACATACCTTTCAAAGGCTGCATCTATTCTCTATCCGATGCTTCATGTCTTGGGCATGGGCGATGACATGGAGGGCAATCCACTCATCGAAGCCGATGTGACCAAAGGTAAGCAGTTCAAGACCAAGTCAGGCAAGACCAAGCAAAGCCCCAAGGACAAGGGATCGGGTCTTCCGAAGAAGTATGTCGCGGGTCTCTCAAAGAAGGATGCCGAACTTCGAAAGAAGCGATTGGAGAAGCGAAAGACCATGTCGGATGATGATCCACAGACATGGGAGTTTGTCAATCCCGACGAGAAGGACATCAAGACCAAGCCATCGAAGTACAGCAGCCTGTACAAGAAACTGGAGAAGAAGGGCAAGTTGAAGGCTCTCAAGAACCAGTACGAGCATGACGAAGTCATGGAAAAACTCGCTGCGATTGATGCTTCTGATGAGACCAATGGTGCAAAGTTGCGTATGTCGATTGCATACGAGGAGCGTTGCATTCGTCGCAAGATGACTGAAGCCGCACACATCGCCCGTTTGTACATCGATCTTTTGAAGGAGATCCGAGATGAGCAGGGTAAGGATCAGCCGAAGACGGACATTAATGAGGACTTCGACTATCTGATGTTGGAAGTCAGTCCTCCTAGCGGCCCCGCTCGTCGTTTCTCCAAGAAGGAGAAGATCAAGAAGGAATTCCAAAAGCGATATGGCAATCGGTGGAAGGATGTTTTCTACGCCACCGCATGGAAGATGCACGGAGAGGAAGTAGAGTCCACCCGATGGCTTGATGAATCGAAGAAGATTAATGCCACCATGCAATGGACGGCTATTGGCAAGAGAGGCCCTCTCCTGATCGGCTCTGACGAGATTGTCAAGACCTACAAGAAGGACACCCCTGGTGAGCGGGAGCGTCTTGGGGAGGACAAGTCTGAAGAGGAGAAGTCTGCGCTCTACAAAGAGTGGCAGAAACTCGTAAACATGTCGGGGAAAGAAATCCAATCTTTCCTAGATTCGGACGAGGGCAAGGAAGCGGGACTTTCTCGCAAAGAAGCGGGTAAGGCAGGAGCAAGTGGCGGCAAGATCACAAGCGGACGCGATTCCGCGAGAGCCATCATTCGCATGCTTGATACCCCCAAGGAAAAGTGGACACCCAACGATTGGAAATGGGCGGGTAAGCAAGTCAACTTCATCAATCGTATGAAGGGTGCCAAGGGTGCCATGCGAGACGAGAAGGGTCGCCCAACACGCAAACTGCTCGCACTCAAGGTATGGGGCTACAATCCCGAGAAGAAGTCATGAAGAACTATAAATCGCTCAAGCAGGACATCTCAGAAGCCCGCATCGCAGCCCTTGAAAAGAAAGCAAAGGCTAGCGGCATTCCATACGGCATCCTCAAGAAGGTCTATGACCGTGGCATGGCGGCATGGAAGGGCGGTCATCGTCCTGGTGCAACAAGCCATCAATGGGCGTTTGCTAGAGTCAACTCTTTCATCGTTGGTGGCAAGACACGCAAGACCGCAGATGCTGATCTTTGGAAGAAAGCAAAGGGCGGCTAACGAACATCTATAAATAACCAGTATCAACAGGAGATACCATGTTCCATAACCCATTCAACTCTAAGGTGGTCGCTGACATCACCAAGTTCCTAAACGAGCATCGCAACGATGTCGATATCCTCCCCTGCTTGGGTGAGAAGGCAGCAGAAGCCGCCAAGATCGTTGCTGAGAAGACCGTCCTTGAGGATCGTCGCAACACCCTTGTCGGTCTCTTCAATGAGGCTGTAAAGGATTGTGGTTGCCGTGGTACCACAAAGGAAGCAAACGACTTCTCCAAGGCTGTTCAACTTCACCTTGAGGGAAAGACCGCCGTTGTACCCGCAGGGAAGGTAACCAACCCATCCCATAAGGCAAACGAATTAGAGACACCCGCCTCTGTTGCTAGCAAGACTGCCAAGCCGACTTCCAAGTCAAACTTGGGCGCGAATGATGGTCTAGCAGGCAAAGGCAAGAACCCACCGAAGATCGGTGGATAAATAGAAAGCACAGAGGAGAACTACCAAAATGGCACTTTGGAACAACACAGATAGAGAAGAATCCAAGCCCACATGGCTGAACGCCGCACAAAAAGTTCGCTGCATTCGTACCGTTGCGGGATGGGAACTTCCCCTTGATGGTACTTCTCGCGGTGGACAACTGGCTGGTGTCGCGGGTGAAACATCACTCACGGGCACAATTCCTTTCATGGAACTCCTAGTTGCCATGCCGCTTGACCCCTCAAGCACAGGAACCACAAGTTCGCTTTATGCAACTCGCGTTTCTGCAACTGGTGGCGCAACTGCATCGGGCGATTCCCCCAACTTCCTCCCGTACTTCACATGCCCCTTCAACGGCGATAGTGCAACTGCGGGTGGGCCTGATGGTCAGGGACTCTCTTTCGCCAACTCTGTTACAGGAAGTGGCGCAGGGTATGGAAGTTATGCCGTAAATGGTTATGGAGTCTCCACACTCAACTTCTTGGGTGGTCAGACTGCATACATCAAGGTTGTTGCAAATGACAGCAACTTCACACAGAATCTCACTTTCAGCGAAGTATCCGATGTGTTTGGTGCGCGTGGAAACATCATCACAGGAACAAACTTGCTAACAACAACCAATGTTCCTGCGACAATCTACGAAGCATTCTTTGGCCCGACTTCGGATGTCAACAACAACATCGCGGTGTTCAAGATCAATAGACAAGGTGCTACGGCAAACAGCGGCCCGTATGCAGTCACTCTCCGCGTAACTGATTCGGCAAGCGCAACTGCTGATACATCCTTCTATGTGTTCTTCGGTGCAACTGCTACCTAATAGGAGTCAATATGAGATCGTTCAAGGAACTGAGAAAGACAATCAACGAAACCGCAGCATATGCTCCGTTTGATACGGTGGGTACACGCGGTCGCGTAGGCCCGCAAGATGGCGACAATGCCCTTGACGGGACTGACATCAACCTGTCTTCTCTGTCCGATGCAGCGATTGCTCGTATCAACACCTATCTCGGTGCCCTATCTGCGAAGCCATACATCGACCCTGTGTCTGCCCTAAAGCAGGCACAGGGTCGGCTTCAGATGATCGGTCTTGACTTCCACATGGATCGTGATTGTGCAATGCGGCTTTCCACACAGACAGAGGAAATGATTCCTCTCGTTCGCTTCGGTGGAGTCTTTGGTTCAGATGGAACCACCTATGGCACATCTCATGATGACGGAATCACCCCCATGCTCGGTCATGGTCTCGCCCTGCGCGTGGAGACAAACAAGTTGCCAAACGGACTCACTCAAGTCCATGCGATGATCGTGCCCAACGGCTAATAGCCATGGTTCTTTGTAATGAGAGGCGACAGCCTGACCGATGACAACTATGTTCGGTACGCGATGAGAAACTACGACAATCCCCATTGCACGGGGATCAAAGAGTTCGAAGAGGATCTTGCTCGTATCGTGTACCTAAAGCGTCTATTTCGACGCTACAAGAAGTCGGGTGTCCTTCGGGATCGTCTGATCCTCAATCACATCATTACATTCTGCAATGTCTTTGGAGTAGAGGCGGGTACTCGTCTTCTCTTCTTTAAGATAGATGCGGACTTGCACTACATACTGAAGACATTCCTTGTGTTCTTGGAGTACTTGCCCGACAGCCAACCCAAGTTTCATCTTGAAGTGGATACGGTCAAGATAACGATGGACAACGAGATCATAAAGAGATTGCGGAGCATCTGATGGACATCGAACACCTCATCACGCAGCGTTTCAAGCACCTCATGAACTGCTCATGGAAAGACTTTCCTGAGCAAAAGAACATGTTTGAAACCTACATTCACAAACTGCGAAAGGTGATGGAGGCGGGTGATCTGTTTACGATTTGGTCACATCCATATGTTCCGTCTCAGGCTGTTGAATACGGATATCGACTGAGGGAGTATTGCAGCAACGATCTATCGGAAGGTGTGATTGAAAAACTCCTGATCGAAGAGTTGACCAAGCGGGGATTGGCACACAGCACAATCATGGAAGCAGCAGAACCTGTTGCCATCTTATCGGGAATCTATACGGTTTCAGGAATGAACAAGCAACTCGTATTGGAAGAAGAGTTGCTTCCGTGTGATGAGTTCTTGGGACATCCTATCTATCGCCATGAAGGCATGGCATTCACGATAGAGTCTGTCCGCATGGAAGATGCGCCCGTCAACAATGTTGGTGGTGGAAACATTGCGGGTGTCTCCCCAGGGCAAGAGCCACCTGGTAAGCGCGGCATGTACTTTGCCCGTAACCTGAAGAAGACCAAAGACCTCAACAAAAAGTTGAAGCGTAAACTTTGATCGCTATCTATGTTCTTGTCAATAAAATTCTGCTGACTTTTAAGCAAATTGATAAGATTCTCTATTCCCCGATTTCCAATGTCCGCTAAGTTATAAGATCCTATAACTTTCGTTTCGATTGGTAGATTCATCTTGACACCCCGCAGATCGTGGGGTATAGTACCTCAAATCAAATGCCGATCCACATTGACACCAAGTACATCAACTTGCTGTCACCTCGCCTAGACCGCTTTCAATGGAAGAAGCAGAGTCTTGCGGTGTGTCGATGTCCCATGTGTGGGGACAGTCAGAAAAGCAAGAGCAAGGCACGATTCTATCTGTACGAGAAGAAGGGATCGTTCTCATGCAAGTGCCACAACTGCGACTACAGCGCGACCCTGAGTTGGCTGCTGAAAACGCTCGACCCCAACCTGTACAAGCAGTACACATTTGAAGTACTCAAGGAAACAGGAGTCTCGCACGGGCGCACACACGCACACGCGGACGCGCACACCCACGCGCCCGTGCGAAGGGAGGACAAGATCCTCTCTCTGCTGCCACGGCTAGACTCCCTCCCCAATGATCACCCTGCTGTTGTGTGGGCGACCAAGCGGCGTTTGCCCAAGGAAAGCCTGAGCCGCCTTTACTACTCCGAGAACTACGGAGAGTGGGCGAAGAACATCGACCCCGATGTACAGGCGGGAGATGATGAACGGATCGTCATTCCCATCTTGGACATGGACGGCAAGGTAGTAGGGGCACAAGGACGAATCATCGGGAACAATAAGCCCGACCGAAGCACGATTCGATACCTGACCGTCAAGGCAGATAAGGATGCAGGAAAGACATGGTATGGCTTGGACAGGTGCGATCCCAAGAAGCAAGTGATCGTGGTGGAAGGGCCTTTGGACAGTCTGTTCTTGGACAACTGCGTAGCGATGGTCGGACTATCCGATGCCACGAATATCCCCGAAGAACTGAAGGATTCTGACCTGATCTATGCATTGGACAACGAGCCTCGCAACAAACAGGTTGGAGAGGCAATGGAGCGTCTTTTGGAAGACGGTCATAAGGTATGTGTTTGGTCTGAGAAATTTCGCGGATTGAAAGACATCAATGACATGGTTCTTGCAGGGAACGGAAGAACCAACATTCAATATGACATCATCCGCAATTCATTTTCAGGACTTGCGGGGCATATTGCCCTCAAGAGGTGGGCTAAATAGCCATGGAGGACTCTGAATGAACCCCGAAGAGAATGACGAGATCATGGAAACAGAACTTGATATTGCGATTGATACCGATGCAGACGAGGTTGTTGGTGATGTACCAACCATCATCGACTTGGTCATGGACGGCAAGGCAAGCGAAGCCAAGCAAGCCATCTATGCCTCCTTGTATCAGAAGGTCGGAGAGCGGATCGATGTTCTGAAACCCGAAATCCGCAACAGCATCAGCAACACAGAAACCACGACAGAGGAATAAACAATGGAAGCAGTTCGTGAATCGATCCCCGTCTTGGACGGGGTGGGATTTGTTCAATATGTCTCCCACATGGGAAACGACCTTACGGTTGTCAACGCAGCGCGTGTCTCCTTCAACAAGGAAAGCGAAGAGTTCGCTGACCGCGACGAGAAGTTGATCAACTACTTGGCGAAGCACAACCATTGGACTCCTTTCGCCCATCCGCAGATCACGCTGCGGATCAAGGCACCGATCTCAATTCGAACACAACTCTTCAAGCACAAGCAGGGGTTTGTCGAGAACGAGGTGTCGCGTCGATATGTGACCGATGAGCCTGAGTTCTACATTCCTCAATGGAGATCGAAGCCGACAAACGGTGCCAAGCAGGGGAGCGAGGACTTCATCGACCATGATGCCCTGACTGAACACCTGACGCAGATGTATGAGGAATCGGTAGCAAAAGCCCATGGCTACTACAACTTCCTGATCGGGTCGGGGGTTGCGCCTGAACAGGCTCGTTTCATTCTCCCCCAAGGAACCTATACCGAATGGTGGTGGACGGGATCGCTTGCTGCGTATGCGAGAGTTTACGCCTTGCGGTCGGATCCGCATGCCCAATGGGAGGTTCGGGAATATGCAAATGCCATTTCCACTCTTATTGAACCTTTGTACCCAGTATCGTGGAAGGCACTAACAGCCAAATGAGGCATCCCTAAATACCTCGTAAACTGCCCCCCTTGGGTTTACGATGGCGAACAGATTTAATGATTACATCAATGCCAACGGAGAAGACCCCGTCGAATTCGTTCGACTGAGTTCGGGCATTCCAGTAGGCACACAGGTGATGCTAGTCCGTCCCCTCATGGACTATGAGGCAGGATCGGTATTCACATATGCCCCCGCGAAGGCTTGCGAGGGTGGCAAGGTATATCGTTACAAGGGAATCGGAGAAGCGTTCTTCTTCGATGGAAGCGGAAATGCCGTCACTCTTAAAGGTGGCAAGCACATCCTAGACGAATCTTTCATTCTGCTTGAGAATGCTCCCAAGCCTCAAGTAGAGGAAGCAAAGCCACAACCTACACCCGAGGTTCGACCGCCCAAGGCAAGAGAGGTTCTTGCTGAAGCGAAGCGCAATCGTCCACAGCCACAAGCCATTCGTGGCGAGGACGGTATCCCTGGCATCAGAGGCCCCAAGGGGGCTAAAGGCGACACAGGGGAGAAGGGCGAAAAAGGAGAGAAGGGTGAGCGCGGTGACAGAGGCGAACGCGGTGAGCGTGGACTTCAAGGGCCGCCTGGTATTCGTGGAGAAAGAGGAGAGCGTGGCGAAAGAGGTGAACAAGGTCTCCAAGGCGAGAAAGGTGAAAAGGGGGAAGCGGGAGCAGAGGGATCACAGGGCCCCCAAGGCGAACGAGGACTTCAAGGTCTTCAAGGGGAAAAGGGCGAGAAGGGAGAGCGGGGAGATATCGGCCCGCAAGGACTTCAGGGTGCCCAAGGAGATAAGGGAGATCGCGGCGATAGAGGAGAGAAAGGCGAAAGAGGAGAAAGAGGCGAGAAGGGAGAGCAAGGGGAAAAAGGAGACAAGGGAGAGCAAGGGGAACGCGGCGAGAGAGGCCCTCAAGGCATTCAAGGAGTGGCAGGAGAGCATGGGGCTATAGGTCTTCAGGGTGAGAAGGGCGAACGAGGCGAGAAAGGCGACACAGGAAAGCAGGGTGAACGGGGCGAGAAGGGTGCTACGGGAGATTCAGGTCTTCTGTCGGTTCAGTATCCCCTGAAACTAGACAAAGCCAAGCT